TAGGAGCCCGCGAACCGGCAAGAAGCACCTGCGCGTTATGGAACTGACGAACCAGGCGATGGAACTGCGGAAGGCTGGGGCGACCCTGCAGGCCATCGCGGACACCCTGAAGCTGAAGTCCCGGCAGCATGTGCATAAGCTCATCAGCGATGCGTTGGACGACTTGGAGGCCACGGCTGCCCAGAGCGCCAAGCAACTGCGCCGGATGCAGGAGGAGCGGCTGGACGCCATGCAACTGAAGCTCTGGCCGCAGCGCGGCAACCCCAGGGTGGCCGACACCCTGCTGCGGATCGAGCAGCGCCGGGCGGCCCTGCGGGGCCTGGACGCCCCCACCTTGGTGGCGCCCACCATGCCGGATGGGAGCGCGATGCCCCCAGCCTTGGATCTGTCCAAGCTCTCCGCAGACCAACTGGAGGCGCTGGAGGCCATCTACCAGACCTGTGCCATCGACCCCGCCCCGGATGCCGAGCCCACGCCCGAGGCGTAGCCCGTGAAGAACCTCCCACCCCTGGCTGACATCAAGCGGGAACTGGCCCGCAAGAAGCTCATCCGCTTCATCATCGAGACCTTCCCCGGCTACAAGGCCGGGTGGTTCGCGCATGAGGTAGCGACGGCCCTGGACCAGTTCCTTGATGATGTTGAGGCCAGGAAGTCCCCACGCCTGATCCTTGAGGCGCCGCCCCGCCACGGCAAGACCGAGATTGTAAGCCGGCGGTTCCCAGCCTATGCCCTGGGCAGGAACCCCGACCTGTCGATCATCTCCACCAGCTATTCGGCTGACCTATCCAACCGCATCAACCGGGATGTCCAGCGCATCATGGATGACCCGGCTTACGGCTGGATCTTCCCCGAGACCCGCATTCCTGGGCTCAAGGCCGGACGTGACGGCTCACGGGTTCGAACCTCAGAGCTATTTGAGGTCCTGGACCACAAGGGTTCCTACCGTAGCGCGGGCGTGGGCGGTGGCATCACGGGCATGGGCGGCGACATCCTCCAGATTGACGATCCCATCAAGGATGCCGAACAGGCGAACAGCAAGACCTACCGGGACAAGGTGTGGGAGTGGTATCAGTCCACCTTCTACACCCGCCGGATGCCGGGCGCCGGTATGCTGATCATCCTCACCCGCTGGCATGAGGACGATCTTGTGGGCCGGCTGCTGAAGCAGATGAAGGACGGCGAGGGCGACCCCTGGACGGTCATAAACTTCCCGGCGGTGGCAGAGCAGGACGAGTTCAGCACCTTCGACGGGCGCCTTTTGAGGAAGGAGGGCGACCCCCTCCATCCAGAGCGTTACTCAATTGAGGAACTGGACAGGATCAAGCGGGCCGTGGGCTCTCGCGTGTGGGCCAGCCTCTACCAACAGCGGCCGGCGGCGGCAGAGGGTGCCATCTTCAAGCGGGACTGGTGGCAATGGCATCGTGTGACCACGGATGACCCCCGGCAACTGGTCAAGGACCTGGGCATCACGAATGTGGTCCAGTTCTGGGACACGGCCTTCAAGAAGGGCGACCAGGCGGACTTCAGCGTGTGTGTCACCATGGGGGCCGGAAAGAACCGCTACTTTGTCCTAGATGTCTGGAGGGCACAGGTGGAGTTCCCCGAATTGAAGCGGGCGGTGCCGGCACAGGCCGCCAAGTGGGCTCCGTCCGTAGTGCTGGTTGAGGACAAGGCCAGCGGCCAGAGCTTGATACAGGAGATGAAGCGCGAGACCCGCATCCCGATCATCCCCATCCCTGTGGACCGGGACAAGGTGGCCCGCGCCAACGCCGTGACCCCCATACTGGAGGCCGGGCTTGTTTATCTCCCCGAGGGTGCCCCGTGGGTCTCTGACTTCGTGGATGAGCTCGCCACCTTCCCCAACGCGGCCCATGACGACCAGGTGGACGCTTTCGACGGCGCCTTGAGCTACCTGTCCTCGGGCGGGGGCGGCATGGGATTCTTTGAATACCTCCGCCGGGAAGCCGAGGCGGCGAAATCCAAGTTGATGGCGAAAGCCGACGCCGGCGGTTAAAATCCACCCTGACAGGAGGCTGGCATGGCGACACCTGAAACCCCGGCTGGTGGAAAGGCAACGCCCTTTGAGCCCGGCATCATCGAGCGAATCGCTGGCGCGATCCGCTATGTCAAAACCGGTGAAGCGCCTGATTGGTTCGGCCCCAACAAACCCCTGCCTCCGCAGGCTCCAGAGGAAGTGAAGGGCCGCCCCTTCGACTTCCCCATGGGCGTAAACCTTAACTACCGTCCCAAGAGCGAGGCCAGCGAGTCCGGCATTGGGTTCGATGTCCTGCGGCGCATCGCTGACCCCGCGGCGGGCGGGCTGGACCTCATGCGTATTGCTATCGAAACCCGCAAGGACCAGATGGAGGCTCAGCGCTGGATCATCCGCCCGAAGAAGCTGAATGACGAGGCGCCAGAGCCCTCCCAGGAACGGGCGAAGCTGGTGCAGACCGCGCTTCGCCGGCCCGATCTGGTCCATACCTTCCGTCAGTGGCAGAGGCAACTGCTGGAGGATCTGCTGGTTATTGACGCCCCCACGATCTACCTGAGACCGATGGCCGAGGGCTTCAAGATCCCCGAGGTCATGGACGGCGCCACCATCAAGATCCTTGTGGACCAGAACGGTCGGCGCCCCCTCCCGCCCGAGGCCGCCTACCAGCAGATCATCAAGGGCCTCCCCGCCAACAACTACACCCTGGATGAACTGATCTACGCCCCGCGCAACCTGCGGAGCCACCGGTTCTATGGCATGAGCCCGGTCGAACAGGCGGTGAACATCATCAACTTGGGCTTGAAGCGACAGCTCCACCTGATCAGTTACTACACGGCCGGCAACATCCCCGAGCAATTGGTGGGCGCACCGGAAATGTGGAACCCCGACCAGATCAAACAGGCTCAGGACTGGTTTGACACCATCCTGACGGGCAACCTGGAGGCCCGCCGCAAACTCATCGTGGTTCCGGGCGGCATGGACACGAAGCCCCTGAAGGACCCCCAACTGACTGACCCCCTGGACGAGTGGATGGCCAGGATCATCTGCTGGTGCTTCAGCATCAGCCCCTCCGCGCTGGTTAAGGACAACAATCGGGCCACGGCTCAGACCAACGCCGCCACGGCTCGGGCCGAGGGCCTGGAACCGCTGAAGGAGTGGTGGGCCGAGGTCATGAACGAGGTCCTGATCCGGTGCTGGGGCGCGGACGATCTGGAGTTCGCCTGGGCAGATGAGGAAATCACGGACCCCAAGGTGAAGGCCGAGGTCCACAAGGCGTATGTGGACATGAAGGTGATCACCCCGGACGAAGTGCGCGAGGACTTGGGCAAGAATCCCCTGACCCCTGAGCAGAAAAAGGAATTGAATCCCCCGTCCCCTCCAGGGCTGTTCGGTGGAGCCGGTGAGGACAAGTTGGGCGGTGGAGGCGATCCGACCGGAATGCCGGGTGCAAAGCCGAAGCCTCCCCAGGGGGGGGACCGTGACTCGGCCTCCGGCCTCCCCCCTGCCTCTAATCGCAGCGCCGGGAAGGTTCAAAAAAAAAGGGCACTAGCTCCCCTGACCCGGAACCGTCCCATCGCCCGGCGGGTCGAGAAGCGCATCCTGGCGGCCACCAAGCGATACTTCGCCGGCATCCGTGACGCCGTGCTGGCTCATCTACGGGCTGAAAAGATCGCCAAGGCTGAGTTCACCCGCGAGGAGCTTGAGGCGATCCTGGCGGCGTTGCCGGTGGAGGAGCGCGAGGCGTTCCTGGACCTGCTCAAACAGGAGCTGGGCCGCATCGCCATGGATGGTTCCAGCGAGGCTCTGGACCAGATCTTTAAGTTCACCGGGACCATGAGCGAGGATGCCCTGGACGAGATGCTCACCCAGGCGAACACGAAGGCCATCGCGTGGGCGGAGGAACACGCGGCCCGGCTAGTCACAGGCATTGACGAAACCACCCGCGAAGGGCTGAGGGATCTGGTCAGTCAGGCCATCACGGGCGGCTTGAGCAACGATGAATTGGCGGATGCCATCCAGGACGCGGCCGGCTTCGGGGACGCCCGGAGTGAAATGATCGCCCGCACGGAAACCGCCGCCGCCGACATCCAGGGCAACCTCATGGGCTACCGCGAGTCCGGCGTGGTGGATGCCAAACAGTGGCTCGTGTCCCAGGACGAGGTATGCGAGGACTGTCAGGCCATGGACGGCATGGTCGTGGCCCTGGATTCCGAGTTCCCCGGAGGCGATCCGCCTCTCCACCCTAACTGCCGGTGCGATCTGCTTCCGGTTCTCACGCAACCTAATGAGGAGGAATAACCCATGGCTGCTCCCTCTGGATTGACCCTGTTCAACTCGTTTAAGGCCGACATCGGGAACGGGACGTTCGACATGGACGCCAACTCGTTCGTGGTCACGCTGCACACTTCGTCTTTCACCCCGGCGCTTACGATGGCTGTTTCCGCCGACCTCACGAACGAAGTGGCCAACGGAAACGGCTACACCACAGGCGGAGTCGCCCTGACCTCGCCCACGTTCACGCAGACTTCCGGCACGGCGGCGTTCAAGACGGGGAACAATCCTTCATGGACCGGCTCAGGTGCTGGGTTCTCGGCCCGCTACTACGTGCTCCGGGCGAATGGCACCTTGAACGGCAAGGTGAACCCGTTGATCGGCTACGGACTTCTTGATTCCGCTCCCGCCGATGTGTCTTTCGCTGCGGGCAACACCGTGACGCTCACGCAGAACGCCGCTGGCTGGCTCACGCTCACCTAGTAGGAGGCTCAAATGAATCCCGGTGATCGCGTCATCGTCCTTCCACCATTTGCTGACGCCTTCCCCGGCGTCCACACAGTGGCCTCTGTCGGCACCGCCGATGACGGGCAGACGGTGGTCTACCTGGAGGGCATTGAGTCTGCCTTCGCGCCCATCTATCTGGAGGCCGCGCCATGACGGATTTTGCGACTACCTCAGATGTAGTCTCCGCCCTCGCCGCCAGCGGCGGAGGCGGTGCGGGTGGGCGGTTCAACATCTACAAGACCAGCCTAACCGCCGTGGCCTCCAACTGGTATTCCGGGTGGCAGGAGGGCGGGGCGCCTGCGGCGGGTGCGACTCCCGGAGCGTGGGCGAATCCGACCTATGCCACGCTCGGAGCCTACAATCCAAACTACGTCAACCCAGGGACCGCAACCTGCCGCCTGCTGTGGGGCTCCATCGCCCAGGCCAACGCCGGTCAAGGCAAGTGGCTGGTGGATCGCCTGGGACACATGGGCGGCCTCAGCGGGACCGTGACCACGGCACAGTCCACCGGCGCGGTGATGACCTCGCCCGTAAGCGACGGGCGGTGCGCCTCGGACTACTCCGATGTGGAGCACTACCTGGAGTGGTACACGGCCACGGGCTCCACGGGCGTCACCGCCACCTGTGCCGTGACCTACAACGATGCGTCCACCGGGTCCGTGTCCGTCACGGTTGCGGCCTCCACGCCCGCATACCGGATGCTCCCGATCCAGCCGCCCGCTGGCACTGTTGGCAAGTGGATCAAGACGGTTGATTCCGTGACCCTCAGCGCGAGCACTGGAACGGCTGGCAGTTTCGGCGTCACGGCGATCAAGCGGCTGGCGCCGTTCATGAGCCTCGCCGCGAACTACGCGGACATCAGGGACTTCGCCGCGCTCCAAATGCCCAAGGTCGGGGCCAATGCCTGCATAAATGCGATGTACTGGACTACCACATCCAGCACCGGAATCAGCCTCGGCTCCTTCGCCATCGGAGCTAAGTAGCCATGCTCTGGACCACCCGCGCCACGACCCAGAACCTCCGGGATGAAGGGGTTCTGGGGGCCGTGGCCGGGTCGGAGTTCTGGGAGCCCGCTTCTGTTGGTGGGACGGTTCTCAATTGTCCGACGCCAACGAATATCGTCACAGGCAATCCAGCGCCTACTGTTCAAATTTCACTGGCGTGCCCAACGCCCACCACCATTGCGTCTGCGAGCAATGCACCTACATTATCGGTGTCATTGCAAGCCCCTTCGGCTGCCATCTCGCTAGCGAGCAACGCACCTACGCTGGGCAGTCAAGTTGTACTGCAATTACCGACGCCGACGAATATCGTCACATCCGCAGCAGCGCCGGCGCTGACGGTCAGCTTGGCCGTTCCGGCGGCCACCATGGCCCTTGCGGAACCCGCGCCTGCCTTGTCGCAAGCCATCGTGTTACAGGTGCCGTCCGCTGCGGCGATGAGCATGGCGGAACCGGCGCCTTCTCTTTCCGTGAGTCTACAGACACCCGTCACTGCGGTGGCATTTGCCACGGCTGCGGCCATCCTTGTCTCGGTTTTGGGGATACCCGCAGCTGCGTCGGTAAGCACCGGGGCACCTGCGCCTTCTTTGACGACGGTCCTGGGCGCCCCGGCACCTGGAGCGATGGGGTTCTCCGCGCCGGCGCCGGCGCTGTCCACCTCCAGCACCACCTCCCTGCAAATCGGAGGACCGGCAAGCCTTACTCTCGGCAGCCCGGCCCCTTCGATGGGGTTCACACTCGCCGCCCCCGTCACGTCCATCACCCTTGCAGGTCCAACGCCAACGCTGGCAGTGGGGCAGGTCCTTCAGGTTCCGGCCCCGGCTGCTGTGGCCATGTCGGGGCCAGCGCCGAGCCTGGCGCGGAACCTTAATATCCCATCCGCAGGGCTGGCAACATCTGCGGCGTCACCTTCCGCACAATTCGTCCTCCGCGCTCCGTCCTCATCGCTGGCCTTCGCCACGTTGGCGCCTTCCTTGCCCATGGCGGGGCAATTGGAAACGGACCCGCGCTTCTATGTTGAGGTGCATGCTAGGGCCTGGGCGGTGATGCTGGAGGCCCGGACCTATACCCTGGCGCCGGTGTCCGTCGCCGCCGTCACCCCTGACGCCCGCACCTGTGCCATCACCCTGCCCACCCGAACATACGAGGTGAACGCATGATCCAGAGCTTCAGCCCCAAGGACCCCGAGGAGGTCGTCACCCTCACGGTCAAGTTCGACAACCTGTTGATGGGCGCGGAGACCATCACGGGCACCCCGGTGTTCACCGCCGAGCGCCAGGACGGGACCACGGAGGACACCAGCGCCATGATCAGCGGGGCCGCCACTGTTCAGGGCGGATCGGCTCTTCAGAAGGTCGCGGGCGGCACGAATGGCGCCACCTATCTCATCCGTGCCAAGATCACGACCTCGGGCGGCCGGACCCTGGTGGGGGGTGGGCTCCTCCCCATCAAGCGCGGGTCGGCCTGATCGGGCTGTTGCAAAAGCGCCTCTGGTGCTAGAATCCGTGGCGAAAAGGGGGGGACCGATGCGGATTTGGGGCGACATAACCAAGGTCAGCGAGAACGATGACGGCACCCTGACCGTTTCCGGCATCGCCTCCAGCGAAGCTGTGGACAGTGACGGCGAGACCGTCACCGCCACGGCCATGAAGGAGGCCATCCCTGACTACATGAAGTTCGGCGCCCTGAGGGAGATGCACCAGCCCATCGCCGCCGGCACTGCGATTGCTTGTGAGGTCCAGGAGGATGGCCGCACCTACCTGGAAGCCCTCGTCGTGGATGCCGAGTCTTGCCGGAAGGTGAAGACTGGCGTGCTCAAGGGCTTCAGTATCGGCGGGAAGGTCACGAAGCGGAACGCCAAGAACAAGAAGGTCATCGAGGGGCTCAATCTGGTGGAAATCTCCCTGGTGGACCGCCCCGCCAACCCGGAGGCCATCATCGGCCTCGTCAAGATGGAGGACACCGTGGACGAGAACACGATCACGTCCGGCCCCGAAACCCAGGCCACCGGCAATGCCCCGGCGGTGGACGTCGAGAAGGCGGAGCGCCTTGACATCGTGAAGGCATGGGCCGGCGAGGAAATCAGGGACGCCGGCCAGGCTCTGGCCTGCCTGGATGCCCTGTTCTGGCTCTGGACGAAGGAACTCTCCGAGGGCGACGCGGCCCAGGCGGCGGATCTGGAGGTTGCCTGTGGGCGCCTCCGCGCCTTCATCGCGTCCGAAATCATGGAGGACAATTCGGACAACTCCCAGCTGATGATGGGAGAGGATACTGGTGACCTGGAGAAGAAGGGCGCCAAGTATTCCCAGAAGACCAAGGCCGACCTGAAGGCGGTGAAGGATGCCGTCGCGGCCCTGGTCGAGTGCATGAAGCCCTTCGAGGACATGGAGGATGGCGAAGATGACGAGAAGGCTTACGCCGCCGAGGCCATCCAGAAGGCCGCCGCCATGGAGGACGAACTGATCAAGGCACATCAGGAACGTGACGAGGCGATCAGCAAGGCCGTCAACCTGGAGCGCGAACTGACCACCCTCAAGGGCCAGAAGCCCCTGAAGGTTGTGCCCATCGAAAAGGGCAAGGAAGACCAGACCATCACGAAGTCCGAAGGCGCCGGGGCCGAGCCCGTAACCTC